AAGACCCGGACAGCATCAAGGCAGGGGAGCTGCGGTTGCTGTTCAAGGCGGTCAAATTGCCGCCGGAAAAAGTAATTGAGTTTTTCAAGTAAAATTTGAGTTTTTCGAGTGGGAAATGAGTTTTTCAAGTAGGAGGTGAACAGGTGGAGTACCACGAGAATGTGATTGAGTGGGTGACCGGGCAGGACAGAATAACACTCACTCTGCATCAGGCGAAGCACGTCAACAAGGTGCGGAAGCTGAAGGAAAACTTCCCGGACATGGTCGACATCGCCGAAAACAAGGACGGTACGATCTACGCGACCATGCCGCTGTCGGCGCTGAGGCTGACCATTTCCGTCATGTCGGACAGTGAAGCCGCCAAGAGGTCGAGAGAGGCTTTCGCGGCGCGGAGACGGGGCGAAGCTGAATAGGCGGGTATTTCTTCACACAACCCGCCAGAACGCGAAAATGCATCAAAACACGCCGGGCATCGCCACGGTGTAGAAGCAAGGAAGGGGAGCACAAATGAAGAAGAGGGGCTTATTTTTCGGCGCGTTACTGATCGGAAGCATTACACAGACCATGGTCGACCTGATCGTATTAACCAAAATGGACATTATCGAGATCTACTTTATGTCCGTCATGGTCGGGATCCTGATCACGGTGGGGGTCGGAGCTCTGCTGGAAGAAGACAAGCCGAAGAAGAAAAGAAGCAGAATGGAAGTTAAGGAAACGCGCCTGCCGGTCATCCGGGAAGGCGTGCTGTATGAAGTTAGGAGGGAGCACGAAGCATGAGGGAGCTGACATTCCATCAGGCGGCTGATGCTGTCAGGGCAGGAAAAGACATCCTGCTGGCAACAAGGTTCACGAAGTCGCTCGTGAACACGGCGTTTTTCGATGCCGAACGATATTTCATCGATGAACCGGACACGGAACCGAAGAAGACCGGCGTGGAGCCCATCATCCCGTCATCCGAATACGACATCATCATGGAGAGCCGCCGGGCCGGTGAGACTTACGACCAGATCGGCGCGCGGTACGGATGCACCGGAGCTACGGTCAAAAATTACCTTGCCCGTGAAGGCAAGAAGAGAGCTGAAAAGGGGGAGTAAACAATGGCATTTGTTGAGGATAAGCAGGAGATCTGCGATCTGTTACTCGAGACGCTGAAGGCAACCAGGGGCGGGCAGGACATTGTGAACTTGATATACGGCCGGATCACACAGTCGGAAGAGAACGTCATGGTGCTTTTCGCGAACGGAACGCATATCAACGTCAATGTGTCCATGGACAGCGGCCTTGGCATGATCCGGGACATTATGAAGAAGATCTAAGGAGGGTGGATGAATGAGAAGTACGCTGTATGAACTGACAGAGCAGTACATGATGCTGCTCGAGATGGCTGAGGATCCTGACGCTGATCCAGAAACCATTGCTGGCACCTTTGAGGCGCTTGAGGGCGAAATCGAGGATAAAGCAGATGGTTATGCCAGGATCATTCGTGAGCTTGAGGCGCAGGAAACTGCACTGAAGAACGAAGAGGCCCGTCTTGCGGCTAAGAGAACAAGCATTTCCAACAATATCCGAAACATGAAGAACAGTCTCCAGGATGCGATGGTCGCCACCGGCAAGACCAAGTTCAAGACGGAACTGTTCAGCTTCGGCATCCAGAAGAACCCGCCTGCGGTCATGATCGACGTAGACGAAGCCGATATCCGCAGCATTCCTGCTGAGTACCTCATCGAACAGGCACCGAAGGTTGACAAGACGAAGCTGAAGGCAGACCTGAAGGCTGGCAAGGACCTAACCGGCATTGCCCACCTGGTACAAGGCGAGAGCTTGCGGATCAGGTAACCAGAGGGGAGGGGATGACCTATCGCGAAAGTTCTTGGTTTGATGGGCGAGTCCGGCTCTGGTAAAACTACAGCCATGCGTAACTTGCCGAAGAATGAGACCTTCTATATTGATTGCGATAAGAAAGGTCTCAACTGGAAAGGGTGGAGATCAGACTTTGTTGATGTGACGAACAGCAAGCCTGAGCCCGGCAGGGGCTGCTATTACAAGACAGACAGCTTCTCCATTGTCTCGGCCCTGATGCGCAAGGTGAATGAGCAGGAGCAGCTGCGGCACATCAAGTATATCGTTATTGATACGCTGAACGGTCTAATGGTGGCTGAAGAAATGCGGATCCTGGCGATGCAGTCCGGAGATAAGAGATCCGCCTGGTCTGACCTGGCACAGAATGGATGGTCAATCATCAACCAGGCATTGGAGCTCAGGGATGATCTGATCGTGATCATTATCTGCCACTCTGAGACAATCAGCGATGAGAACGGGATCGTCAGGACACGCATTAAAACCAACGGCAGGAAGCTTGAGAAGTTAGTGCTTGAGTCAAAGATGACTACCGTGATCTGGGCTGTAAGACAGGATGGGAAGTACAAATTCATTTTGTCAGCTGATGGATCAACCTGCAAGGTGCCCATTGACGCCTTCGATGTGGACGAATGCCCCAACGACATCATGCTGGTGATCAAGGCACTTGAGGAGTACTGATAAATGGGACTCGCATTTCTACCAGATGGAACCCGGATGGACTACCGGGACTATCTTCATCATCCCCGCTGGAAACAGGTCAGGCAGAAAAGACTGGAATTTGATAACTATCAGTGCGCTGTCTGCCACCTGGATCTTCGCGGGGATCCGTACGAAACACATCATTTAACCTACCAGCGGCTCGGTCGTGAGCGGCTTCGCGATGTTATCACCGTCTGCCCGTCTTGCCACAAGATCTTTCATGAGAATTGGCAGCGGGTGGAGTACTGGAAGGGCAAAGAGCCAGGACATTGGCAGATCTATGACCTGCAGGTGACTGCTGAGATATGCGCCAGGAGCTGGCGGCTGGATAGGTACATCTGCCGGGATCCTGCCGCCCCGAACATGTGCAACACCGATGTTGCCGGTCAGGCAGTGGACGATTTCTTCCGGGATGAGCATTTGACGGTGTGCCCTGTCGTTGATCCGCACGATGTCGTTCTGTTCATCCGTAATAAACGGTACGAATTATACTTCGCGGCAGAGCGCCAGGGAATGACAGTGGAGCAATGGCTGGACAGCTACTTCGGCGAAAAAGTCCGGGGCAAGAACCCGCTGAGACAGGAAGCCGGAAAGAAGAACGGCCCGTTCGACCATACACCCGCTGCATTCCATAAGCACTACAACGAGAACAAGAACATCCTCATCTTAATGAGGGAAGTAGAAAGAATTGAGAAGGAGGAACACAATGCAGAAACCTAATGGATACGAAGAAGCACAGGCAAGCGGTGAGTTTACCCCGGTAAATCTCGGTGGACATCATGCCATTGTGAAGCAGGTCAAGGAGACGAAGTCCAGCAACGGCCTCGACATGATCGTGGTTGCCTTTGACTTCGCCAAGAACGACGAACAGCCGGAATACTTCATGAACCGTTTCAAGGCCGATGATCGTGAGAACGCGAAGTGGCCCTTCAATGGGACGAAGTACATCCTGGTCAATGACTATCAGGATCGGAACAAGACCAGCCGCGCCTTCAAAACCTTCTGCAATGCCATTGAGAAGTCTAACGGCGTAGAGATCAAGTGGGGCGGGGCTGACTGGGGCCAGCAGTTCCGGAACCGGAAGATCGGTGTCGTGTTCGGCGAAGAAGAGCACGAGTATGAGGGCAAGATCTCCATGCGCCGCGTGCCGAAGTGGTTCTGCAGGGATGACGCTGTCGAGACTGCCGGTATTCCGGAAGCTAAGTACTTGAACGGCAGAGCACCGGCAACTGCAAAGACAAGCGCCCCGGACTCTCAGGGCTTCATGGCAGTAACAGGGGATGAGGAAGACATTCCCTTCTAAGAGGGAGGGAACCCATGAGATGGGAAGAATATATAGACCCTGCAGGGGTAAGAAAGGCGGTTAAGGTCCTGCAGGAGCCGGGCAAGGTGTTCGAGGTGCGCGTGATCGGAACATCTGGCGGTCGCAAGGACATCATGTCCGGCTACTTCCGGGATGCTGATACCCTGCTGAAGCAGTTCGATACCATCGATGTCAGGGGCAAGAACATCTATATCACTTTGGGAGAAGTCAAGGAAGAATGCTTTGCCCGCTCCCAGAGTGAGCACTTTGAACGAAACCCGTCCACAACATCAGACAAGGAAATCACGCGGTATAGGTGGCTGTTTGTTGACCTGGATCCCGTCCGACCTACGGGGATATCCTCGAGCGAAGAAGAGCTTCAGAAGGCCGGGGCGCTGTCAGAAACTGTTAGAAAGTACCTGCAGGGCCTCGGCTTTGAAGAGCCAGTCAGGGCAATGTCAGGCAATGGTTATCATCTGCTTTATCGCATCGATATTCCTACAGATGCTGCCGGGCAGGGGCTTGTGGAACGATGTCTGAAGACGCTGTCGGCGCTGTTCGATACTGCCGATGTCAAGATCGACACGACCAACAGCAACCCGTCCCGGATCTGCAAGCTCCACGGCACGCTGGCGCAAAAGGGCACCAGCACGGAAAAGCGACCGCATAGAATGAGCGGGCTTCTGTATGTGCCTGGTGAAATCAAGATGAACGGGCGGGAGATCCTCGAGGCGCTGGCGGGTGAGCTTCCGGAACAGCCGGAACAGGCAAGACCGGCGCGGGGTGTAAGCGCAACAAAACAGGAATTTGACCTGCTTGCGTTCATGGATCGCAACGGCCTGACCTACACCGAAGACAGCAACGACAGGGCGAAGATCTTCAGGCTGGACAACTGCCCGTTCGACAGCAGCCATACCAACGGGGATGCAAAGATCTTTCTGTACTCCAACGGGGCTATCGCCTTTAAGTGTCATCACAATTCCTGCCGAAGGTACAAGTGGCAGGACGTGCGGCTGAAGTTTGAACCAGACGCGTATGATCAGGATCCTGATCTGCTGGACGAAAAATATGATGTCGGTTACAAGCGACACCTTGAAGCGAAGCAGGAAGAACAGCCCGCTGCCGAAAAGCCAAAGAAGAAGGAAGTCAAATTCCGGAAGCTGAAGGATGCAAGCGAGCTGCTGGCAAAGGACATCCCGGAACCAAAGGTGTTCATCGGTGTGGGTGCGGAGCTGCCGATCCTGGTTGAGGGGACCTGCATCCTGTCGGCTAAGCCGAAGCTCGGTAAGTCGTGGTTCGCAATGGCTATGTGCGTTGCGATTGCCAACGGGCAGGACTTCCTCGGCTACAAGACCAACCAGTGCTCCACGCTGTATCTGGATTTGGAGACCGGCGAAAGTCTTCAGCAACGAAGGCTGAAGAAGATCCTGAATGGAGCGCCAGCGCCGAAGAACTTCTATCTGGATACCGAGACGGTGTCATTAGAGAACGGCTTCGTTCCGCAGATAGAGGACTACCTTCGGCAGGATCCGAACCTGGGTGTGGTCGTGATCGACGTCTTCCAGATCATCCGCAGCGCTTCAAAGAGTCAGAAAGAGACAGAGTACGAACACGCATACCGTGATATTACACCATTAAACGAGCTGGCGCAAAAGCATCATATCTGTATCGTGCTGGTGTGTCATGACAGAAAGGCGGTGGATCCTGACGATCCATTCGCTAATATTCTTGGCAGTACGGGACTGCAGGGTGCAGCTTCTCAGATGATTGTTATGTTCCGGAAGCGCAAGGATGATCCGATCCACATCAGCGTGAAGGGCAAGACCATCGACGGGCTTCCGGAGCTGAACGTGAAGCTGGACAAGGCGCAATGGGTAATGGTTGAGGGTGTTAATTCAGCTGATCGCGAACGATACGAAATGGATACAGAGTACACCGAATCGAACATCAGGCAGGCTGTGATCGAGATCGCGAACAACCAGGCGGTCTGGAAGGGCCGGTGTGCAACGCTAATCAACGACGCAATCGAGCTTGGTATTCCGATCACGGAAAGTCCAAAGCATGTCGGCGGTTTCTTACACCGGCATCAGGGGCGGTTCCTGGATAAAGACGGGGTAAAAATTACGATCACAAGTGAGGGCACAGCATCAAAAACTTATAGGATACAGAAAACTACCATTGGTACCATTGGTGAATCTGAAGAGATACCATTGGTGAAATGGGAAGAAGCCAGTGAATACGGGCCTTCAGAGATACCGTTCCTATAAAAAGCCCTTACCATTGGTATGGGATTCACCATTGGTAGCACCATTGGTTTTACCAATGTTACCAATGGTACCAATGGTGGATTTTATATTCGTAGAGAATCGAGGCGACAGCAGAACATGTTAGCACCCAAAACCAACTGCCGTGGATGCACCAAACGTTATCCCGGCTGTCACAGCAAATGTGAGGACTACATCAGGGCCCGGGCCGAGTATGACGAATGGAGGGAGGCAGAGAGGAAAGACGCAGCTGCCCGGGCGGATCAATTCAGGCGGATACTGGAAGCAGAAAAGAGGGCAGGAAGATGGAAAAAGTAGTAGCACCACATCAGGATCCGGAAGTACTGCGGAAATTATATTTCGATGAGCGGCTGACTATCGAGCAGATCGCTGACCGACTGGACGTCACATCGGTGACGATATCCAACTGGTTCCGGAAGCACGGCATACATGGAGACACGCACCGAGGAGGCCGCCGGGAAAAGTTATATGCAGTCGGCACCGAGAAGCTGACCGTCCGGGAGATAATGGCACGTACCGGGCTCAGCAAAAGCACTGTGTGCTACAGGCTGAAGACGGGCAAGAACACGCCGGAAGAATTAGCGAAACCGGCGCAAGCGAGGTGTAAGTGAATATGGTAGAGGACTACAGAGACCCGGAGGTGCTGAGGAGGATGTACTGGGATGAGCGGCTCACCCTTGAGGAGATGGCGGACAAGCTGTATGTCAGCCCGGCGACGGTCAGAGACCACATGAAGAAGCATGACATACCGACCAGACCGGCGTACGCGTACTTCCGCGGCAAGATTGACTACTGGGACAAGGCGGTACTGGAAGAGTGCATCAGGCAGGGCATGAGTAATCACGACATCGCCAAGGCATCAGGGATGCACCATACCACCATCCTGCACTGGATGGAGAAGTACGGGCTGAAGAATACGAACAGCAAGCCGGTCGCGCGGTATGACGTGGGCGGCGGACGGATGCTGACGATCGCCCAGATGGCAAAGGAAAGCGGACTGAAGAAGTCGAACATCCAGAGAAGGCTACAGCGCGGATGGAGGCCTGACGTGGCAATGGCGGTTCCGTCACTGGCTGGAACGCATTACGTGCGCGGCCCACAGGCGGCAAAGCTCAGAAGGGAGGGCAAGTTTGAATACGGCGTTTATTATCAAGGTTCTGATCGTGATCACTCTGGTCGGAATAGTGGGGGCAATCATGGGAGGTGAGCGATGAGTGCATTCTTAGTAGTTATCCTGATGGTCATTGCCGGTTACGTGTGGGCGAACCTGGCTATGGGCAACGGCCCTGTCTGGCCCGCGATAACCATGTACTGGGCGGTGTTGACACTGAAAAACGCGGTGGATTTGTGGAGGATGAGAAAATGATTGATTTGAAACCGTGCCCGTTCTGTGGCGGAACAGACCTGCATTTGGAGTCGTTCTCCGGATGGGGAGACGATGTGATTGTATGTTACGAATGCCTTGCTATCTTTTCTCAGCAGGAAATCACATGCGAGGAAGATCTGATAGAGGCATGGAACAGGAGGGCAAAAGGATGATGTGCGCCGACAAGTGCCCGCTGAAGCTGTACTGCCTTCCGCGTCTGAACGACCCTTCAATCATCGGATGCACCGTGCCGGAATACAAGGCGGGGCAGGTATCACGGGCGGGCATAGTCGTGTGGCACAGGATAAAGGAGGATAAGGATGACCCTGGAAGAAGCAATTCGCCACGCCGAAGAAAAGGCTAAGTGCGGCGGGCGGTGCGGGGAAGAACACGCGCAGCTTGCCGCGTGGCTGAAGGAACTACAGGCATGGCGCACTACGCTCACCTGCGCCGACTGCCGCCACGCGGGCAATCGCATAGCGGACGGGCGGTACTGGTGCAAGTATCACGAGGACTACATGAGATACTGCAGCGATGCGGAGAGGGGGCAGTGATGACAAACGAACGCACGGAAACGCACGCGTGCGATAGCATCAGCCGACAGGAGGCGATTGATTATTGTTACCAACTTATCAACGTGGAGCATCAGCAGGGTAGCGATGAAATGAATTATGGGCAGGAACGAGTAAACCAGACGGAGACGATTCTGCATCATCTTGAGCTTATGCCATCTGCACAGCCCGCACAGCCAGAAATTATTTATTGTAAAAAATGCGAACATTGGACAAGGACGTATGGTGACGGGCAATGGGGACTTGGTGATTGTGACGTATTTGATAAGCATTTAGTACGGTGCAATGGGTACTGTGCATGGGCAGAAAGGAGAACCGATGAAAATAACAATGAGTGAGAAAACAACGACAATCGAAGCGGATGCACGAGAACTGAGGGAAAGCAACACGCTTGCAGATAATTTGGCGATGATGCTGTCCAGGTGCTTCCGCTCAAATGAGCCACTCGAGGATGATGAGAATGAGGAGGCCGTGGAGGATGAGACTAATTAGTGGACGCTCTTTTTATAAAGAGCCTTGGTACAATAGTTACCGCTGTATGAGAAGTCGTTGTTATCGCGAGAAAGATGCAAGCTATAAATATTACGGTGGTCGCGGAATTAAAGTTTGTGATGAGTGGCTGGATATCGAGAACTTTGAGCGATGGGTAGAGAGCCACCCGTACTTTGATGGAGCAACACTCGATAGGATAGACAACGACAAAGATTACGGCCCAGATAATTGCAGATGGGCAACCATGTTTGAGCAAGACAATAATCGCAGGAACAGTATCATTATTGAGTGGAACGGAGAGAAGCACAGTATCTCAGAGTGGGCAACGATCACGGGGTTGAATAGAAGCACGTTAAATAACAGGTATTGGCGCGGTGACAGGGGAGATAGATTGTTTGAGGGAGTGAGATATAGATGTCACGCTTGATTGATGCGGATGCGCTTTATGAGGAGGCGCGTTACCTTGAGGCGCAGGCTATCGATTACACCGTTAAGATTTCCAACGACAAAGAGAAGAGAGAGGAATGGCTTAGGTGGTCTGCTATCCTCGCGGAACGTTCAGCATTCCGGCATGATGTGTATGACGCGCCGACCATCGAACCAGAGCCGCAGTGGATACCATGCAGTGAGAGACTGCCGGAAGCAACCGGCGTCTACATCGTCACCTGCAACATTTACAGCGGGGACAAGGTGGACGGCGTGACAGCAACGTGGTCGTACTGGCGAAGGAACGAATGGATGATGAAGGACGTTCTGGCGTGGATGCCACTGCCGAAACCATATGGAGGTGAACAGGATGAATAAGGCAGACTGCATATTCGAACTGAAGTGGTTACGTGGCGTGTACGCCGGTATGCGCAAAGAATACGGAAGCTGCGTTGAAGCGCTTGACATGGCAATCAATGCGCTGGAGCAGACCGCATGGATACCGTGCAGTGAGAGACTGCCGGAAGGTAATCTGTACGTGCTTGTAACTTACAAATATCAATACGGGCTTATGGATATCGGTATCACGTGGTATTCGGAAAGGGAGAATAAGTGGTGTGACGCAAGACCGATCATCGCGTGGATGCCCCTGCCCGCACCGTACAAGGAGGACGCCGAATGATCAAACCTATCATCTTCATCATGGCCTACCTCATCATCGGGTGCCTCTTCGCCATCGCCACGGTCACGCTTGCGGGCGAAGATGCGGAAGAGGGAACCACGCTCGCCTTCGTGGTCTTATCCTTCTTCGTCTGGCCCGTGATGGTGCTGTTCTTCGTGGTAGCGGTGGCGCTGGAACTATTCAGGAGGTTACGCGATGACTAAGGAAGAACGATGGCGCATGGAGGGCATGAGCTTTTGTCTCCGATATCTCGATGAACACAACAATGACGTCGAGGGTCTGAAGCGGGAGATCAAACGGCGCGGCGCAGGCTCTATCCCGCTGGCACTCAGCAAGGCGGACGAAAACCGTTTCTGCAAAGCCGTCCGCGAGAACTGTTTGGACACCGTCCTGATCATGACGCTCGCCGTCCTGCATGATACCTTCCGGTTCGGCAGGATCCGGGCGAACCGCTTTAAGGCTGCATTCAACCAGGCGGCTGAGCTGCTTCAGGATGATTGCATCAACTGGACGGAAATCCGAAAGGGACTTGAGGAACAACTCGGTATAGTAATTGGTATCAGATGGGCGAACGGGCACGAGGTCAGGAACCCGTCGGAAAGGGAGAAGGTATCATGACGAACCAACAGATACGGGATATCATCGGCAGACCGGCAGCGGTCGAACAGCTCGCAGAGGAATGCGTGGAGCTTGCGCACGCTCTGTTGAAATACGCGCGGGCACTTCGCGGGCAGAACCCAACGCCGCTCACGATGGAAGAGGCGTGGGAGAAATGCAAGGGTGAGTTTTCGGACGTGCTCACATGCGCAGAGGTAGCCGGGCTTCAGTCCGACCTCAGTCTGATGTGGGAGAAGAGACAGCGATGGATAGAGAGACTGCAGGAAGCCAAGAAGGAGTGACTACGATGAGGGACTACCAGAGGAAGAGAGGAAAGTACACGCTACCACGTGAAGTCTATCTTCAAACCCTCTGGCAGATCCGTGACTACCACCGGCTCAAGGATATGTATGATGCGGTAGCCGAGGAAAGCCCGTGCCCGTCGGACGGGATGCCACGCGGGAAGGGCGGCACATCTGATCCGACATTCCAGAAAGCTGTGAAGCTCGAGCACATCGGGCGCGTCATCCTTGCCATCGAGACGGCGCGGGACATGGTTCCAGAGGAATACCGGCCCGGCGTGTGGGCAAGCGTAATGTACCGCGAACCATATCCCATCGATGCAGACCGCACGACATACGGCAGGTGGAAGAGCAAGTTTGTCTACACCGTGGCGGAAAAACTTAATTTCATTTAAGTTGCAACACCGGGGCAATTTTTCGGTGTTACCATGATAGCGTGGCAAGGTGGGAACAAAAGCGGGCCGATGCTCCCGCGCCTCCCCAGCTCCCGCCCTGCCGCTTTGCTTGTGGTTCATGGCCTTAGCCGGGCTGCCTACTTCAAACCTCCTTTCTGCATAAGCGGCAGGCGTAAGCCGCTATATAAATTCACCGGGCGGGGCTGATGAGGTCCCGCCATTTTATTTAACCGATGACGGACGAAGAAGCATACAAATATTACAACTGCAAAAGGTGGCGGAAGAAACGACAGGAGATATTGAAGCGCGACCACTGGGAATGTCAGCGGTGTCTTGCGCGGATCCGGAAGGCAGCCGAGACCGGGGAGATATTGCAGCCTGGATACAGACGGGTGAGGCGTGCGGTATGCGTCCACCATATACTCGAGGTCAAAGATTATCCGGACCTGGCATATGATGACGACAACCTGGTCAGCCTTTGCCACAGATGCCACGATGAAGTCCACGGACGGAGCGTGGAGGATTTCAAGCTGTATCGGTACTCGAGGAAGAAACCGCTCCTCACGGAAGAAAAATGGTGACACCCCCGGTCGAATTCTCGGAAAATTTGGCCGGAAGGAAAGCGCGGCGAAGGTTCTTAGATCTGAGGATAAAAACCGCCGTACATGGGAATTTTCTGAATTATGCATACAATTACTATCATTTGCGGCCTGATCGGCGCGGGAAAGAGCACCTGGGCGGCGCGTCACTTTGAAACCTTCACGGATCTTGACACAGTGCCAGGCTGGCAGAAGGCCGATCAGATCCGGAAGACGCTGGATCTGGTTGAGGCAGGGCATGACGTGGCGCATATCACCTGCTATCCGACGCAGGACGAAGAGGTGGCCTTCCGGGACATGCCGGTTGTCTACGTGTGGGTGGACACTCCCCCGGCGGTCTGCAAGAAGAACATCCTGAAGCGCGGGAGGCTCAGGGACATCCAAAATCTGGCAAGCGTGGAAGCGGCTAATGACCGGCTCTATGACCGGCTCATATCTTCCAGGCTGCCGTTCAGAAGGGTAAGCGTATTCGAGAGCAACGAGAGGTGGTAGAAGTGACAGAGCATGATATCAGGCAGTCGCTGATCGATCAGCTTCGGCAGCAGGGCAAGGAAACGCCCTACACGCTCGATCTGGTTGAGAGGTACATGTGGCATTGGAAGGCATCGCAGGATCTGCAGAAGGATGTAGAGAGAAGGGGAGTTAAGGTATCGAGTTTCAACACGAAGGGCTTCGAGGTCATCAAAGATAACGAGAGCCTCGAGGCAATCAGGAAAGAGCACATCGAGATGCTCAAGATCCTGCAGACGCTAAAGCTGCAGGAGCCGGTGAAGCTGTCAGGCAACAATGATTATCTGTAAGGAAATTAATGACTACATCCAGTATGCCGAAGACCACCCAGCGTGGATAAATAAGGACCGCAAGCTCCTGATCAGGAACATCGTCAAGCCGTTGCTCAAACGGGACGATGTTTTTTTTGACGAAGAAACCTTTCAAAACTGCATCAGATACTGTGAAAGCAACTACTACCCGCTCTTTCCGTTCCAGAAGTTCATCTACGCGTTCGTGTTCATGTATGCGGACAGCGCGAAGGCCTTCCCGCTGTTTCGGAAGTTTTTCATCATGATGGGCCGCGGTAACGGCAAGGACGGGTTTATCGTTCCGCTCGCCAACTTCCTGCAGACGCCTCTGTACGGCGTCAAGAACTACCACGTGGCAATCGTGGCGAATTCGGAAGACCAAGCGAAGGACACGTTCAACGTGTGCTGGAACATGCTTGAAGAGCACCGGCAGAAGTTCCGGGGAAAATTCCACTGGACGCGGGAGCTGATCACGAACCTGTCGACCGGCGCGGAAATGAAGTACAACACGAGCGGCGCAGGAACCAAGGACGGCAAGCGCATTGGATGCCTTGTGATGAACGAACTCCATGCCTACGAGAACTACACGCTGATCAACGTGTTTGAGTCGGCCCAGGGCAAGATACAGCACCCGCGCGAGTTCGTGATCACGACACAGGGGTACGTCCGCGAGGGGCCGCTTGATGACGGGTTGTCGCTCTGCGGCGACATCTTGAGGACCGGC